CTGAAAGCTCGCGATCCATCTGAGCGAGCAGGATCGCCGCTGCACCACCTTGTTCGCGGTTTATGGACAGGGTGGCGTTCCACAATGTGGTTCAACACAAGGTTGAATCGCGCATACACCCGTGTTGTGCAGGAAGCTGTCACGGCCGAGTATGGGTTCAGTGATTTGTATCCTATGTACCTAGTGGGTGATGACAGCATCGCAGGGTTGCCAGATGATTACGAGGGTTTGAGACGCCTGGAAGCCTACAATTTGTGCGCATTGCAGTCGCAAGCAAGCAAGCAACTGTTGGATAACGAGCAGGCCGAACTAACCAGATTATTCTACCGCAGCGATGGTGGCATCTACGGTTCCTTAGCACGTGCAATTGGTAATGGATGCAGCCATGATTTGCAAGGCAGCGTTGTGTTTGCAGGACCACACATGGCTGCAGGCTTGAAAGCGCAGATCCACATGTTCCAGAGGCGTGGTGCTGATGTGGAATTTTGTGATGCCATAATGCACACGGCGAGGCTTTACTGGCTACAGTTGGTCTATGACGAGGATGGTGTCGAGGTGGTCCGCAACATACCGCTTCCAATATGCGCAGCGTCGGTTGCTACAGGCGGTTTAGGTTTTGTAGGTATTGGAAAGATTCCGAATGACCTGCTGCGGCCACTCAGTTGGCCAAGCGATGATGCACTAAACGAAGCACACCGTCTGGTATCTGAACAGTGGCAACTGCGCAATCCTAAAGTAGTCGCGCAAGGTTTGGCCACACGCAGCTTTGCGGCTGATGTGCTGCTGGAGACGGATGATGTTGTACGCGTACTGGAGGCGGCTGTTTTGGACAGCAACATGCCAGGTGGGTTGAAGCGCAACATAATGCGAGCTTGGCACAAGGAGTGTGCGACTGCCCTTGCTCTGTACGAGCTGGAAGAGCGGAAGACCAGCCATCCATTCGCTGCGGAGCGCCCACGCCTGCAAACGGAGGATGAACGCCTGCTCTTCAATGCGATCATGGCTGCTCGCCAAGCAGTTGCAACGCTGACAGAAACAATAACAAACACACGTTTCGGTCAGCCTTTGCAACCATGGGATAGCAGCTGGAACCTAGCTACTGACGCCATAAGTAGTGCGTTGCAGACCGCCGCCAGTGCCCCTGGCGTTATCAAGAAAGGGCAAACCTCGACGGGTGTCAAATTGACACCCATCGAACTGGTCGCGAGATTGACAAATCGCGGATCAGGTACGCTGTTGCGGCTCAAAGAGCAAGCAGGAGCGTACGCTAATGTTTTTATCGATGGAACGTTGTCACACCCCACTATTTTCGGGCTAATTGCACCAAAACACTATGTTTTGGTCGATTTCGCGCTGGAGACGGTGCTGAGGGTGTTGCAGCGTGATGATCGATTCACACAGGCAACTGTCTACAATCTGCCCCGAATCCGTGCACTCATGGATATGGCAGCGCTCAGCATTGAAGATTGGCTGAGCAAACACGCGCATTGGGGGAAGCAGCAGCACTACTAAAGTGTATACACACGAAGTGCTGCCCATTCACACAATCGCACAATCAGGCTGGCCACCTAAGTTTAAGCATGAACTCTGAAAAGACTGCATGCGGAACTCAACG